CGAAAGGTTAGTAAACCAGGATAATGGTGTTGATACTAGCATACAGTGGGGTTGGAGTGTTAATGAAAACCAAGATAGTTACAAAGGTAAACCGTTATTATTTTATCCATTAAGAAACTCAGGAACACCAATACAATTTTTGGTTAATGGAGGTAGCGACCAAATAACACAATACATAATACCAAGTAACAGTAGGTATTTAAACGATACTAGTGGTGAAGATAACATAAACTTTGGTCCAGAAATAAATGAATACGATAGGCCATTAACTAGTTTTAGTGGTACGTTATTTCAAAACTATTATTACAATTATATAACTAATGTTTTTAGGTTTAATGCTAGAATAATTAAACTAACAGCTTATTTACCGTTACGTATAATATTAAATTATAAGTTAAATGATTATATAGTAGTTAGTGGTAAAAAATACAGGATAAATAGTATAAAAGTAAATTTATTAACCAATAAATCAGAATTAGAATTAATTACAACATGATAATTTTTAAATTATTAAATATAGATAATTTCTATGGCATAAGTGAAAACATAGAGATAGCAAAAGGTAAATACAAATTACCTGAGACTTTAAAACAAGGATTCAAACAAATTAAACGTAAATACAAATGGCAACAGAAACAAGCAATTTAAGAGTACAGGTAGATTTAAAACAAGCCATTGCTGATTTCGAACTTTTTGATAAAAGAGTTACGGAGTCTAGAGACGCTGTAGCTAAATTAGAAGCACAACTTTTAGACTTAGAAAAACAACAAAAAGCTGTAGACCCTAAGGATTTAAATAGGATTAAAGATTATAATGAAGCTATAGACAAAACTAAGCAAAGAATCAAAGAGGAAAAATCCGATCTTAAACAATTAAATCTTGAAAGAACAAAAGCTAAGAAAAAGGTTACTGAATTAAAAAAGGAAAAAGGTGATCTTAATAAAGCCACAGGACTATTAGATAGAGCAACAGGTGGTTTAGTTAGTAGTTACAATAATATGACGGAAGCAGTTGGTGGAGCTATCCGTTCATTAGGTAAATTCAAAGTAGCTTTAATCGCTACAGGTATTGGTGCCTTTATAGTTTTATTAGGTTCTTTATATGCTGCTTTTACAAGATCAGAAGAAGGTCAAAATAAATTTACTAAATTAATGATGCAAATTGGTAACGTGGTTAATAACGTTATGGATATTATTGCTGACTTAGGTTCTAGTGTTATTAACTTAGGTAAAGGATTATTTAAACTAGCAACTGGTGATCTTAAAGGCGCATCTAAAGCGTTTACCGATATGGCTACAGATGTTGTTAGCGCTACAACAGCCGTAAAAAACTTTGGTGAAACAGTTAAGGAAGAATCTAAAATAATAAATGATATTGCTAATGCTAGAGCTAAAGCAGATAAAATTGAAAGAAAATTATTAATTGATAGAGCTAAAGCAACTAGAGACGTAAATGAGTTAAGAGAAAAAGCCGCAAGACGTGAAGATTTTACAGCAGAACAAAGAATTGAGTTTTTAAAGGAAGCAGGTAGAATAGAAAAGGATATAACCGATAAACAACAACAAGCTGCTCAATTAAGGTTAGATGCTAAAATACAAGAGAACGCATTAGGTAAAACAACTAAAGAAGACTTAGATGAAGTAGCAAAACTAGAAGCTGATTTAATTAATATTCGTGCTAAAAGTTTAAGGAGACAAAAAGCTATTAGCGCTGAAATAACAACTAACATAAGGGAACAATTAAAGGAACAAAGAGAACAAATTAAAGACTTTGTTTATTTACCTGGAGTTGGTTTTGTTAAGAAATCAGAGTTAGAAGAAATTAAACAAAACAGTGAATCAGTTTTAAGTGTATTAGAGGAGTTTAAAAAACGGAGAGAAGACAATGAAGCTGAAACAGAGTTACAAAGATTACAACTAGAAGAGCAAAGAACTTTAGATGAGCTTGACAGGTTAAATGCTACTGAAGAGCAAAAAATGCAGATTAAAAAGTTCTATAGTGATAAATATTTAGAGTTAGAAACCAATAATAAAAAGAAAGAGGAAAATGTAGATAAAATGGTGGCTCAAGCTAAAATAGCTCAAGCTGGTCAAGTATTTGCTTTAGTAGGTCAAATTGCTAAAAAAGGAAGTAAAGTGGGTAAAATAGCTGCAATAGGTCAAACAGTTATAAGTGGAATACAATCTGTGCAAAACGCGTATACAACAGCTCAAGCATCTCCAATAACAGCGGTAAATCCTGGTTATCCTTTACAACAAGCAATTATTGCTGGGGCATTTTCAGCTGCACAATTAGCCAAGATCATAGCAACTAACCCTGAATCACCTGCAGCAGCCGGAGGATTAAGACCCTCAGCTGGAGGAGGAGAACCTGCTGTGCCACAATTTAACATAGTAGGAGCAACACCTACAAGCCAATTAGCTACAGCTATTGGTGAACAAGAACAACAACCTGTACAAGCTTATGTAGTTTCACAAGATGTTACAACAGCACAAAGCTTAGAAAATAATATAATTACAGGGGCTACTCTTGGAGGATAATTATAACAAAGTAAAACCAATAATGTTTTTAAAAAAATGAGCAATGAACATAATAGAACTAGTAATCAACGAGGACGAGGAACTAAGTGGTGTGGATGCGATCAGTGTAGTAGAACAGCCTGCGATAGAGGAGGACTTTGTTGCATTGAAAAACCAGCAACAGGAAATCAAACTTGCGCAAGTATCTGCGGAGAAAAGAATCCTAATGGGAGCTGCACTTGTTCCAGAGAAACCCATATATAGAAGTAACGGTCAAGAGGAATTTTATATTTATTTTTCTAAAGATACAGTTGCAAAAGCATCTCAAATGTTTTTAAGAAAAGGTAATCAAAATAAAGCTACTTTAGAACACGCTGAAGCAATCGGTGGTATGACTGTAGTAGAATCTTGGTTAGTTGAAGATGATGTACATGATAAATCAAGAAAATATGGTTTAAATGTACCTGTAGGAACATGGATGGTATCAATGAAAGTTTATAACGATGAAGTATGGAATGACTATGTAAAAACTGGAAAAGTAAAAGGTTTCTCAATCGAAGGTTACTTTGCTGATAAATTACAACGTCCACAAGACAAACAAAAAGACCAATTAAGTGAAGATGAAAAACTTATAAAAAAATTAATAGATGCCTTACAATAAAATAAACGCAACACCTAGTAAAACTAGTCCAACTGGAGGTAGACGTGGTTGCCTTTGTAAAAATGGCACATATAGTACCAAGTGTTGTAATGGTGATCTACAAAACCAAGGTATAGGCCCTCTAACAGGCCAAAATGGTTGAATTTATAACAACCAATATCAAATAATGTTTTTTAAAAAAATAACCTAATAATATATATTAAAATGGATGCTAAAGAAACTTTGAATAAAGTAAGAACTATTCTAGGATTAGAAGTAATCTTAGAAGAAAAGTTACTTGAAAACGGAACTAAGTTTGTTGCCGAGAAATTTGAAGGCGGCAATGAAGTCTTTATTAAAACTGAAGACGACGAAAAAATACCAGTACCAGCAGGTGAATATTTAATGGATGACGGTGTAGTGTTATACGTTAAAGAAGATGGAGTAATTGATTCTATGGGTGAGGAAAAGAAAGAAGAAGAAGAGGAAGAAGAAATGAAATATGACGATAAAGAGGAAATGGCTGAGGAAACTGAATTAGAAGATGATGGTAAGGAAGCTGACGTAGAGGACTGGGCAGGTATGGAAAAAAGAATTAAAAACCTTGAAGATGCAGTTGCTGATCTTAAAAGAGAGCATGAAGAAATGATGCCAAAAGAGGAATTAAGTTCTGAAGTAGTTGAAGAGTCTAACGAAGAAGTAGTTGAAGAATTACAAAAGGAAGAACTTTCTGAAGCACCAAAACAAATAAAACATAATCCTGAAGCTAATAAAGAAATCGAATTAACTAAAATCGGTAAAGTTTCAGATTTAAGACAAAGAGTATTTAATCAAATTTTTTCAAAATAATAATCAATAATTAATTTTTAACAATGGCAACAACAGTAAACATTACATCAACTTATGCTGGAGAATTTAGTCAGAAGTACATTTCTGCGGCATTATTATCGTCTTCTACTATTGCAGACGGAGGAGTTGAAGTTATGCCAAACGTAAAATTTAAGGAAGTAATTCAACGTGTTGAAACTGGTTCTTTAATTGCGGATGGTTCATGTGACTTCGACGCTAGTTCTTCGGTAACTTTAAGCGAAGTAATTTTGCAACCAGAAGAATTTCAGGTAAATTTACAATTATGTAAATCAGACTTTATTAATACATGGGATGCAATTCAAATGGGATATAGCGCATTTGATCAACTTCCTACTTCTTTTGCGGACTATTTAATCGCTCACGTAGCAGCTAAAGTAGCAGCTCAAAACGAAATTAACATCTGGCAAGGTACTACAGGTACAGCTGGTGAATATGACGGTCTTGAAGCATTAGCAGCAGCAGGTGGTTCAGGAGTAGTAGCAGTAACAGGAACAACTTTAACTTCAACTAACATTTTAGCTGAAATGCAAAAGGTTGTAGATGCTATTCCTAATGCTTTATATGGTAAAGAAGATTTAAAACTTTATATTAGCCCTAAAGCAGCTAAATTATATGTACAAGTTCTTGGCGGTTTTGCAGCTACTATTGGTGCAAACGGTGTAGACAACAAAGGGACA